AAAACAGTAAAAGCCCTCCGCTGCCAGTACTGTTCGTAAAAAATCTAGTGTGTCCATTGTTAGCCCGTAGCCATGCTGTCAAGAAAGTAAAGCCCCCGCTTTTACACGGGGGCTTGTCGCAGGCGTAGCCGATTGGGTTCAGTCGTCCCACTCGCCTACTAGGTCAGCAAGTTTAGGCTCAGGTGCAGGCTTCTTGGAAGCAGCTTTTTTCGGCTCCTCGATTTCCGCGCCCTCATCCTCGTCCTCTACAGGTTCCGGCTTCTTAGCAGCCTTAGCAGGTTTAGCAACCACCTTCTCTTCCTCTTCTTCTGGAGCAAAGAGTGCCGCTTTCGGTGAGGGGATAACACCGTCTGTCTGTGCTACGTTCAAGCTAACCGCCGCAATTGCTTCCGGCGAATCACGCAGCTCGCACACTACCGCATACTCTTCGTCGGTCAGCGGACGGATAGCCTTGAACACAAGTTTCTCCTGCGTAGCTGACGTATCAAAGCGAACCTCGGTGATGATCTGGGTGATCGGTGTACGGTGCTCTCCCAAATGCTGCGCGTACTTTTGCAGCGGCATCTTGCCACGCTCGCCATCGCCAAAAATAGAAGTGGCGGGAGCGATCAGCTGGTACACCTCACGACGGTCAATCTCGCCATCGAGCAGCACAGCAATACGGCGTTGGTAGCGGCAAGCGCGACCCGTACCTGTACCGCTACCCTTGATGTTCTGTGGGCACGACATGCAATTAGCAGACTGCTTATCCAGTGCCTCTGCATCAGGCTTCTGCCCATCAGATGACCAGCACGACGGCTTGGTAACTTGGCCTTCCACGTACGATCCCGAATAGAAAATACGTGAGTTGAACGGAGCAACACGAACCACAGCCATATTCATGGCTCGCTCTTCGCTGACACGGTGCTCCTTACCACCGATCATTTCACGGAACACGCCACCCTTGATCGACAGACGGCGCATACCGACACTGGCTGGGCTGCCTGCAAGAGCTTTGGTATCGTCATCCATCTCACCGTTGGCGCTAGCAGGGAGTGGGGCTTTGAACAGAGCTACGTTTGACATATCGACTTCTCCTTAGATGTCCTGATCAGGACTAATTTTTTCTATGACTGCACCCGGAACGATGGCTTCGATGGTCTGAGCCGGAGCCGGTGATTCTTCGGTACGCTGTTTGAACGCCGCGTCCAACTCGGAGAACCTGAGCCGGTACAACCCGCCTACCTTGATGGCAGGTACGATCTTGCGGCGAATCCATGCACGTACGGTTGATATCGACACTTGGTAATGTGCCGCGACTTGTTCAATGGTGGAATAACCCTCCATTATTTTCTCCTTATTGTTACGGTGTACTCGTTTGACGAATTCAGCCCCGGGGGAATCAGTTCAGGATTATCAGCAACGAACTCCTTCATGTTCCCCTGATGCAGTCTCTTCTCCAGTAGGTACGGTGCTTCGTTCTCAAGCACGAACTTATGAAGACTTTCCCAGTCGGACGTTGAGTACACCGTTCGCACCGTGCGGTATGCCACACCGTTTGGGGTTCGGATGCTATCAACACCGTTGGTCTTACAATGGTCGAGCAACGCCGCCTTGACTAACTTCATCTTCTCGTCTAGGGCAGACAGCTTCTCTTCCAATTCCTTTGCCAGCACCTCGCGCTTGTCACGCATCTTCATGTAGGTGCGTACCAGTCGGTCTGCCGGTATTGCTGCTTCTACAGCTTGGGTTTCCATGCTAGTTCTCCACGATTTAGATAATGATTATTGTTGTTATGACTACACTGTACTACCACCTACTACACTATTCAAGTAAAGTTTTGTAAAGATCAACTAACTTTACGTGATCCTTATCTCTACTGTCTAACAACTTATATAGGTGTCGTTCTGCAGCAGAGCCTTGCAACCGCACAATGGTCACCGGATTCTTCTGACCCGTACGGTGTGCCCGGGAGTTAGCCTGTGCATATATCTCAAGCGAAGATGTCGGACCCCACCACACCACGGTATCCGCCGCCGTGAGCGTTACGCCGTGAGCAGCAGCCTGCGGTTGAATGACCAAGATGCGTGGGTCAGGGGTCTCTTGGAAGCGCCGGAAGATGTCGGTGCGCTTACCGGCGGATACGTCGCCACGGATAACTTCAACCGTGAACCCGTCCTCATCCAGCGATTTCGACAACACGTCGATCATGTGCTTGTACGGCGCGAAGATCAGCACCTTGTGCTTGGTCTCGTCAATCACCTCGCGCAGCACCTTGTAGCGGTTCTTGATATCGAACATCAGCACCTCGCCGGTATCCGAGTACACCGCACCGCAAGAGATTTGCAGCAGCTTGTTCAAGCCTACCGCTGCATTCACCGCCGTCACTTCTTCGCCTGCAGCCTGCACGACAAGGCGCTTCTTGAGCGTGTCGTAGAACTTCTTCTGTTGCGGGGTCAGCTCCACGTCACGACTGACGTACGTCATGTCAGGTAGGTCAGAACATTCCTTCTTGGTGTGCCGGATGGCAGGCTGCAGCGCGGCGAACACTACCTGCTCTGCATTGGGCTTGGGCATCCAGCGGTGCTGCGTTACTCGATACAGCACCATGTCTTTGAACGAAGTGAAGTAGCGCGGCACACCCATCGGGTTGACTAGTTTGGCAAGGCCGTACGCATCCACAGGCGATTGCGCTGCCGGTGTACCCGTCATCATCCACAACCACGTCTCAGGTCTGACAAGACGGTTCAGGCATTTCCAACGCTTGGTGGTAGAGGTCTTGTAGGCATTGGCTTCATCAACCACAATCAGATCAAACCCGCCTGCTGCGATCTCCTTCTCGACGATTTCAACACCGTCATAGTTGATGATCACAAACTCTGCATCGCCTGCAATGATGGCGCGGCGTTTCGTCCCACTGCCGTGTGCCACATCAACCGAGCGGTGCATAGCTATCTTGAAGAGGTCAGCCTGCCATGCGGACTGCATGATCGATAACGGGCAGATCACCAACACCCTACGTATCTTGTGTGTTGCTAACAGATAGTCAGCCGCCCAGATCACACCACCCGTCTTACCCGTGCCTTGCTCTGACAAACAGAACGCACGTTTGTTTAGCGTCAAGAATGCAGCGGTTTCCTTCTGATGGTTGAACGGTTGGTATGTACCCGGCCACGCATACTGGCCAAGGATAGGAGAGGGCACGTTCTTGATGCGGAGGTTCTTGAGTACTTGCGCTTCATCCAACCCCCACTTCACCAGCACGTTACCGTCACCTAACAGCTTGCTGTTCGGTATCACTGTTGAGACCCTTTCCGGGTTTCTTAGATTGAGCAACAGTGCTTTATTCTCTAGTATTTTCACAGCATCTCCACGAAAAAGAAAAAGCTAACCGAGCGAAACACGTCCTTCGTTTCGCTCGGTACAAACTCACACACAGACTAGGAGGCGTGTGCGTCTGCTGATACGGTTAATTCCATGATGAGCTTTCGCTCCACCTACCACACTCACTCGTACCTTACAGCAAGGTAGGTGCGTCTAACAACAGCATCGACTACACCTGCGCCTACACCTACACCTACAAAATCTACTTCGCCTTCTTGTGCCCGTTCCTACTGCGGTTCACACTCGGCGATACAAGGCGGACTCCATCAGCGTTACTGCCGCCCTTGCTCAACAAGACCTTATGATCTATGTCTTTGCCCGTGCGGTCAATGCCTTTTTTATCCATCTTGCGGCGTGCACGTTGGCGTTCCATACGGTTAGGTAGTTCGCCACGTTCTTTCTGTTGTTCGTATTCTTTCTTGTACGGCCTTGGCTTGTTTACGTAAGGCATGTTGCCTCCTATCGGTTCGCGCCGTTATGTGGGCAGCTCTTCACGGCGCAGTGCTTTCGGCACAGACCGCTCGGGTTCGGGTTCCATACATCACTCTGATGCGCAATTTCAATGCGTGAATGCCGTTGAATCCACCGCGTCCACAGCTTTGGCTCTTGCGAGATATCGTACTGTTCTTTAATAAATGCGTTGGCAACTACAAACAGCAGGCCCGCCCTTACTTTGTTAATCGTTGGAAAGTGCTTGAACACACCCAACGCCATCAGCTCTAGCTGACCGGTGTCAGCATACTTCGTTGACCTTCCGGTCTTGTAATCTAGTATCCGTGCTTCGCCGGTCTCGTGATCCAGAATTGCCAGATCAATGATGCCCCGGAACCACACGTCCTTGTCCTTGAACCCGCACGGCTTCAAGTCTTTGGTCAAGCCCATCTCGTATTCGCACACCCGTTCACCCGGCAGAAGCTTCAAACTATCCAGTGTGCTTTGTATGTACGCAAATCGTTTCGGCAGCGGGGTATCCGACTTGATGTAGTCCTCGGCTGCTTTGTGCATGTCTGTGCCGTACGACATGGCTTCAGATACCGGCTCTTTGAAATCCTTCACCACTCGCAAATGGTAGTACTTGCGAGGGCATTGTTCAAACAACTTCAGGCTACTGAACGACCATGTCGGTGCAGTCATCAACACTCCCCGTATGACCTGCCGATGCCGCTTTCACAATCGACAGGCAAACCTTTCGCCCATTCCGGTGTCCACCGCATGCAGTCTTCGATGTACAACCGTGCCTGTCCCACCTCCGACTCGGGGGCGAGAGACGCAATCGCATCGTGCACCGTCAGCACGGGGCGGTACTTTTTGGAGATACGCATCATCTGCTCGCCGATAATAATCCTTGCGAGTGCCTGACACGTATTCTCAATTACCTTGCCACCGTATATCTTAACCCGACCCCGTCGCGTTTTGTACGTGTACTGCATACCCTTGTCGCCCGGTTCAGCGGCGAGTGCATCGTAGCGCATGAGCAGACCGTTGGGCAAACGGATAGCGTACTCCTCCGGTACAAGCTGCAGCACCCCTTCCGGACCGAATGCGGTGGTAGTGCCCTGCGCCAACGCCGTCAGCACAGCCTGAGCCTGCTTCCACAATGCCACGACCGCATGGTTAGCTTCCCGGTATGCAGCGATGATCCGGCGGCATTCATCAAGCGAGGTGTCCACGCCAAACGTCTTCAGCTGCACTTGGAACTTCGGTGCACCCATGCCGTACCCGGCTCCGAGGATGGTGGTCTTGCCTATGAAGCGTTCCTCTTTCGTGACATCCGCTTCATTCTTGTCATAGATTCTAGCAGCCATTTTCTTGTACACGTCTTCGTGGTTGGCAAACGCCTGCACCACATCCGTCTGTCCGGCTAGCCACGAAAGCACCCGTGCCTCGATCTGCGAGGAGTCAGCGTCAATCATCATGTGCCCGGGCGGCGCGGTGATAGCCGACTTAAGCTTGCCTGCGTTCTCGCCACGGCTCGGCAGGTTCTGCAGGTTCAGGTTGTCCGACCCACCCCAACGTCCGGTGTGCGCAGCGTAGTATTTCAGGGGCACTGGCATCAGTCCGCGCTTGGAGATTGAGATGAAGCGTTCCGTCCGGGTCTCCTCCAGTGTGGACTTCGCACCTAGCCGCGCCGCGACCAGCGCCTGTACGCGCTCATCCGGGTGATCCAGTAACGCCTTGAACTCCTCGTCGTTCTTGGCAAAGGCTAGCGTCTCCTTACCCGTGGTAGCACTGATCTTGGTGGGCGGCACAACCCCGACCGAGCGCAGCACCTCGGCGAACTTGGGGTTAGACATCAGCTTCTCGTTGTCCGTCAGCCCACAGTCAGTCAGCAGCTTCTCCTTCCTGTCGCGCACGTCAATCAAGTGCTGCTCCAGTAGCGGCAAGTCCAAGTCCAGCTGCGGCTCGGTAAACATGCGCAGCGTCAGGTCAATCAGGCGCAGCTCGGGGCGCGGAAACCCGTCAGCAATCATCTTGTCGAACAGCTGATAAGTCAGGTTCACGTCGTTGATGCAGTAGTCACCGTACCGCGCCAGCTCCGCATCGGTGAAATCGGCACGGGTCTTTCCTAGTGCGTTGAGCACCTCCGTACCCTTCTCACCCACGCCGTAACGCTCAGCCAGTGCAGCTAGCGAACCGCTTACTTCTACACCATGAATCGCCCGACCCATGCACAGGGTATCCGTCCACATCTTGGGGCGCAGGTCAAAGTGCCAGTTCAGAATCGCACCGTCAAACATAGCGTTGTGCGCCAGTGCAATCGACTCAGCCCACGGGAACTTCTGCAGCCACTGCTTGATCTGCTCGTGCGTACCGCTCGCCCACTCCGGCTCACCATCATCAATCTTGACCGCAACGCCAATCGTTTCAAAGCGCGGGTCACGCACGTACTCTTCAGTGGTCAGCTTTGTCAGACTGAATTCCTTGGAGTAGTACGTCTCAAAGTCTATCGTTAACAGTTTCATTTGCCCTCATCCACGATGTAAGTTCAGCTACGTTGTCCTCATGGATCACGATGGATTTACCACCTGCGTCCACGATGGCCTGCAGGTGTTTGTCCTGCAGTGCTGTTGTTATGTTCTTACCTGCCTTGCATTCGATACCAAAAAACAAACCGCGCCAACAAGCAAGGAAGTCCGGTGCACCGGAGTTGCCGTACCCGCCAGTCACAGGCATGACGTAGTATGCACCGAGTTCCTTCAACGCTTCCTTAACTTTCTTCTTGACCCGTGCTTCGGGGGTCATTGGTCACTCCATTGATCAAGCGTCTTCTGTAAGTGGCTCATACAGAATATGCGGATAGAACGGGCGGCGACAATGATCTCGTCTGCCTTGTCACAGGCGGTCTGCCAGTCACGATCCAGTAGTGCGTCATGCGCTTCACGTTGCAGTATTCTGATCTTGATAACGCTCTCGCCGTAGTCAATCATCTATCCCTCCTCAGTAAATGTATTGATATTGAAGTAAGCGTTTAACCCGTCAATTTTTATTTTGTGGTTCATATGCAAAGCCGCGCAAATAAAGTCACCATTTGCAATGTAGCTACCAACATGACGCTCCACTACATGTTTCCAACCATAGCTCGACATTTTTGTATTAATGGTTTTACGTCGCTCCAAATCATTGTGATGCGCCAACCAGTCAATACACTGCTTCACTGCCTCGGGGTCAATACTTCCGCTACCTCCAAAGCCATTTGCGGTTAGTGTTGGGTATTTCTTTAGTACGTTGGCAACAGTGGTGTCATACAGATGGCTCATGTGATCCTCGCTGGTTTAACTG